GTATGTATCCGTCAGCGCCGCCGCCGATCCAGCAACAACGATATTTGCATCCGGGAAGGTCGCTGTCTTCGATGCACTGGTAATCTCAGCAGTAGTGAGCGTCATCGTGTAGGAACTCGTCCCGCCTGCCCGACCTTTGAGGATCATGGCGTCTTGGGTCGCAGCGGCGAGAGTCTTTATTCCAGATGCAGTAGTAACGGTAAGGTCGCCGCTTGCACTAGTCACTATCGAAGACGACTCTGTTACCGTGCCTGCCACGCTGACGTAGACCATGCGGTACTGCGTGGTGAGGTTAGCTCCACCAGCTACATCGCCACTGGTACCCACATTTACCCATGAGACTGAGCCTGCTCCATCTGTGACTAACGCATAACCCGCGTTACCATCCGCGATCGGTAGTGCATAAGCGCTCACAGACCATTCTGGTGTAGCATCACCAATAATAATCTTACCCTGTACCGGAGTCGGTATGCCCAAATAGTAACTATCAAGGTACGCCGACCTCAATACGCTGAGAGGCAATTTAGTGTCGGTCAGCGCTGTAGGTACAGCATAGAAGAGTGTATCATCGTCCGGGTTAGCTAAAGCTGAAAATTGTGTGAGATTCTGGTCGGACATTATTATTCCTCCATTCGTAGGATGTAGTCGCCGGTCATCATTAGTAAGTATCCGGTACCATCCATAAGGCAGATGCTTACGAGTTCGTGGCCAACTAATTCGACAGTTACAGAATAGCGGTCCGGTCGTGCTGTAGCACGCTGGATAGGGCTGTTCATGAGATAGCCAACATACCCACCGCTTGGAGACATGACGCATATAGGACGACCATTGGCCGCATGGATTACTGCTAAAAGGCTGGTCCAATCAGTTTCACAAACATTGGGGAAGGTCATAAGAAATTTGACATTATCACCCTCCGGGCGAGCTGTTGACACAATAGTGCCACCCATAGTCATGTGAAGCTTGACCTCTTGTGGTGTGATTTTGGAATCACCCATTAATGGCCCTGCCAATATGACAGAGTTAGTTGGTGTACCTGTGGGGTATTGCAGCGTTGCACTCATATTAGGCCGCCGGTACTAGAAATTGCAACCTAACATCGTAGGCGCAATTATCTTTTAGAGTTATTTCTTCTATGTCAGCGTTCGCTATATAGCAAACGATGTTAGCTCCAACTGGAGGAGTGAGCGTTATTCTGTAGCCCTTAGAGGCAGATATGATGGCATTCAATTCATTGAGTTCAGTTTGTGTCATAGCTCTAACATTATAATCAAGAGTCTGGAATAGTGGTCGTCCAGCTTGATTATTGACAATCTCACCTGAACGCAAGGTATTATTCCGGAACGCTTGATCCTCAGACCATGTGTCTCCGAGATCAGGCCCAGCTAATGATACACTCAAGCTTCCATATGTAATGGTAATCATCTACTTGCCGTGAGTTCGTATTGACATCTAAAGACATCTGCGTTCAAAACTTCAATAGCCGAGCCAAATACAGCTGTGGCCCAAAGGAATCCAGCAGTACCACCAAGTGTATCATCGGATGCTATGAACATACCCTTCACATCTCCGGCTGCATCAATAGTGAATTCACATGCTGAAGCATTAGAAAATGTGGCTGGGCTGCTTAGTAGAGTTGGCACCCATGCCTGGCGTGCCGCCTCAGAATAGTCTTCAAATTCTGCCCAACCTGTGTGGATCGGCATAAGATCGTCATTGGCCACGCCGGAATAGGCAGCTGAGTCTATGAGGCCCATATACCAGTCTTTATAGGGAGAATAAGTACCTGCTTGAAACATGGTTCTACAGATATATTGTAGGCCGGAATCAGTTACATCATTGTGCTTACGATATTTCGCGATCTGCCTTCCATTGCGGATATGCTTGATCTGAAGTATACCACCAACTCTTAGATTGCCTATCATGCTATGACTCCTCTCTTGGCAAGACCGCGTATCTCTAGCGCGATGGCTCTAGCATCTACTTTGGCCGAGCCAGAGCTATTCAGATTCACATTGATATCTCCAATGGATACACTATTTCCATTTACAGCTGACTGCGCCTGACCATTGATTGCTACAAGCTGATTATAGTGTCGTTTGGTCGCTCCTGAGTTGATTACTGACTCACCTTTGGCAATACGTGTTACCCTATTATCGCGACCATAGACAGATCCAGAATAGTCTCCAGTACCTTCTATATCCTGGGTATCAATTCCACGAGAGCGTCTAATCTCGTTCTGTTTCTCTATCTCTGACGTAATCAGCTTCTGTAGTTCTAACTCCCTGAGTACTACTCTATTCTTGCGGTCTTGTATTCCCTGCTGCTCTTTAAGGTACGCTACCATTTCGGCTTGTATCCGCAGAAGTTGTGCTGATAGCTCTTCCCTTAATTGATCTTCAGCAACATTCTTTTGAACCCACTTGTAGGCTTCTTTAGCTTCCTTTACTAACTCTTTAGGTGAACCACTCTCCTTGAGTCTATTCGCGAAGTACTGTTCCATGTCTAACTGGTTTTGAGCGAAAGCCTGAGCCCTAGATGCAAGACACTCACCGGCCCCTTGTATCGATGCTCTGACATCTCGTAAGGCTAAGTTATTGCGACCAATTCTTCTATCCAATGAGGTCTGAAGATTTACCAAGTCTGCCTGGGCATCCTTAACATCCTTACGGATAACATCTTTACGCTTCTGCAACTCTTCTATTTGGCGTCCTTGCAGCCCTCTCTCTAGTGCAGCAGTAAGTTTTTCAAACTGCTTCTGTATATCCGCTGCTTTAGTGAGTTCTATACCCAATTCAGATTGCCCAGATATATAGTCACTATATGCCGCTCTAACTGACTTCAGGCTACTCTCGATCGAATCAGCATCGCCACCTAAAGCTTTGTCCAGCTTAAATTTAGTGATACCTGTTAGGCCAGACTTCAGCTTCTCGGTGGAGATCTCAGCTTCTATCTTCTCTTTAAGGCGTATTTTTGCCAGTTCCCTGAGTTTGGCTTCCAGAATATCTAGTTGCTTGAGATTCTGTGCTTCCAGTTTGAGCTTCGCCGCGACGGCATCATTCTGCTGGAATTTGATTACCTTAATCTTAGATTCTTCTTCCCGAATCTTGAATAAAGCTTTCTGATAATCATTATTAGCCTTGCCGCGAACTTTGCTCTTAGCTAGATCTGTATCTTCTAGCTCAGATAGCTCTAGTGAACGTCGATATTCTGCATCAGCCGCCGCCTTCTTCCTAGAAAGCTCAGACCGTTTCTCAATAGCCTCTTTATTACTAGTAGCTAACTTCTCCTCGAATTTAACCTGCTCTTGGAATATCGATCGGATGCGCTTAGTTACATAGTCAAATTCTTCTTTATTTCCTGCTTTCGCTGAGGCTATTTGCTCTTTGCGTAAGGTATCCAATACCTCTTTGAAAGCACCAATCTTATCAGCTCCCTCACGCTGACCAATAAGAGTATCTATGACAGAGTCACGCGTTCCACGGATTGTATCCTGGCGTTCCTTAGTGATGCTCTCTAGATCAGATAAAGTCTGATTATACTCCTTCGAAATCTTCTTGGATGCTGCTCCAGCCTCAAAGATGGTGAAGCTATAATACTTTTTGACTTCTGCTTGAGCTTCAAAATAATATCCCTTTAGGCTCTCAAGATCTTGTAGACGCCACTTACGCTGTATAACATAGAACCGATCAAGGACGAAAAGTTGTTCGTCTATATTCTTGCCATAAGCTATTTTGGAATCAGCTCCGGCCTTATTAATATCGAAGATTACCTTCTTACGGTAGTCAGATTCTGCCTTCGCAGAGTCTTCAGCTCTCTTCTCGATATATGTATATACCGCAGCAGCGGCTACAGCGGCACCTACAGCTATGATCGTTGGTGCTCCGCCTATTGCTGCTGCTCCAGCAGCAAGCTTGGCGCGGGCGGCAGCTATGGCTAAAACATTTAGACCCGCCGCCGCTCGGACAGAAGCAGCGATCAGCCCAAAGGCGAGTGACCGCGTGATCAATTTTACGGCTACATCTGCCCCACCAATAGCTTCAGATATTTCGGTGAAAGTTGTTACACCAGACTCAGCTAGCTCCTGGTAGTACAGTTTGATTCTCTGTGTCTGTATATTGGTTCTAGTACCAATATTGCCAAGCATCTGGGTGTAAGCTGTCTCAAAGGACTCTGAGCTATTCCTGATCCTATCTAAAGCGTCTGCTATTTCAGTAAGACCCCGCTCGGAAGTACCAAATAGTCCAGCAGATAGACCTCGGATACGTGAGATCATCTTACCCAGTTCAGTGGAACTACCGCCGGTAGACTTACGCAACTCTTCAAGAAAGCCAACAAGACCATGTACGCGTAAAGCTTCCTCACCGGAAGCAACGCCTAGATCATTGAAGAACTCTTTCATCTTTTCGGTAGGCTTCAGTATCTTAACTATGATACCGCGCAACTGTGTCATTGTCTCACTGGCTTTGAAACCCTGCTTACTCAGTGCCGCCATGAAAGCCAGTAACTCATCCATTTCGATATTTGTCTGTTTCGAGATGAGTGCAACGGAACCGAACGTATTCGCCAATTCATCAGCGCGGACACGACCTAGCTCGATCGTCTTGAAGAGCTTCGCGGAGACCGCTTCAGCTTGCGTAACGTCCAAATTGTATGAGTTCAATGCTGATGACAACAGATTAACAGCATTCTCATTACTAGTAGCAGCAGTAATCGCAAACTTATTTGCAGCAGCTAAGAAGTGTAAATCTTCAGAAGTCTTAACTACCTGATTAGAAAGTGCTTGATAGGTTGCTTCAAGCTGGTCACGAGTACTTGTGCCGAATGTAGCAGAAAGATCTCGTGCGCCCTGTAGCCATTGCTCATTGGTTAAGGGAATACCTTGCGAGATAGTTTTTATCTCGCCAATCGCTATAGCTATATTCTTGTATTCTACAGCAGCTTCACGAATCGAGCTAACACTAGACGCAATGGCCCTATGAGCAAGCTGCACGCCGACTAGTCGGAGCGCAGAAGCATAATTTATAGTTACAGCAGTGAGTTCTTTTTGGCTTTTAACGGCCTTACTCACTACTGTAGACTGGTGTTCCCAGCCCTCCGCAGTCTTCTTCTGGGTTATGACTACCTTATTTCCAGCCCGATCCTGAGTAGTCAGCTGGCGGGTCATTTCCTTGCTAGCAGAGGTAACAGTCTTTGAGACTTCAGCTGTCTTCTCAAGATCCTTGTTATACTGCTTGAACTCCTCTGAAGCCCTACGCACCTCGCGGATTACATCGTTAGCATCCGCTTCTAGTTTTAATTGGTCAGTCGGCATCGAATGTGCGTCCTTCTGCTATCCAATTAAGTAAGGCTTTCAGTTTCACGGTGCGATACAATTCCTTTCTCCACTCTTTAAGGAATGCTGCTTTCGCCCGCTCTATAGTTTGCCAATTACTATTGGTTTCATGGAAATCGTATTGGTATACTACTATCTCAAAATTGAATTTCATCCTGAGGTCACCCTCAGTTCCAAATGATACAAGATGTGTTTTCTGTGACATAGCTTCGCGGCCTAGCCGCATACCATGTGCCTTACTACGAAATTGTTCTGGATGCCATTGCCCATCACCGACATATTTTGTACCACCATACCCCTTCTTAGCATCACTCTTCTGTGATGCTAGAATATACCCGGATAACTGTGTAGCAAACTTAACCTTAGCTGCTATGGGTAGAGCTGAGGCTGCTGACATACCTGTGTCGATATGATTACCAGCAGCCATTGTACTCACTAGTACTCTCAGGAACTCTTTAATAGATGCGCGCCAAGCAGTACGCGCACGTTTGTGCACATACTGCTTTAACCCTTTCACGTCATATACAGGGGGCGGTTTCGTCCCTATTTTGACGGATTTACCTTGACGCACTCGGGATATCCCTAGTTTCATTCTGTACTTCCTCTACTTGCCTAATCATTTCAAAGGCCAGAAGCTGCTCTATGGCCCAAGGATCACACTCAGACCATAGGGGTTTTATTCCCGGCGGGAATACTCCCATCCTCTCACAGGCACGAAAGATTGTATAATCTGTCGTCCTGTAATCGGGTAGGACGAACTCCTTTACTCCACCGGGAGCGAAGCTAAAAAATTCTGTGTAGCCTCCTCAATACGACCAGGATTCCAGCCTTGAGCGTCAGCGACCAATTGGCTTATCTTAATGATGTAAGAGTTCAATAGGCCAGTGGTCTCTAAGTCTTTGGACCAGTTCTCCCAAGTCGTAGGATCTTTCATGACAACTGTGTCCCATTCGAGGCCTTCTGTTGCCTCAAGAGACTTGATGTAAATCCAAGCCATGCGCCGTAGATGGTATGCTTCCATCGCCTCAATGTATTTCTTATCAGTGAAATCAGGCTGCGCTGGCTGTTGCTTACCATCTACAACCTTAGAAATCGAGGGAGGTTCCGGCTCTGATAGAATTTTACCCAACTCTTCCAGTTCTTCCACAGTGACATATCTGGCCTTAATGACGAGCTGTCCACCGTTAAAGGGTAGAACTACTATTTCGGGCTTTGGTTGTTTGACTGAGATACCATTGATCTTCATATGTACTTCCTTCCGAGCACAGTGCGCTCGCAAATAAAGAGGCACGCTACCGCCATAGCTGCCACTAATTATGATTTGGGTGTCCGTACAATTGTAGGACGCGTGATGTTGCAACGACCGGAAGCACTGACTTGTGCCCCACCGATATCGGGATTCACACTCTCGACTCGGAAGTCAGAGAACGTGTATGTCTCGTCATCGCCAGTAGCGCAATTGGGAACATTCTCAATGACGATATCAACAGAATACGGACGACACGTGTCCGAGTCTGATGATACCCACGCTGCAGCGTTACCAATATTGTGTAACGCTTCGTAGACTGACGGTGTTGCTGCTCCAGCTGCTGACTTCAAATAGTCAAACTTGAACTGGAAGTCAACCGCGACAGGCTGCTCATCGCCTTCGACAACATCATCAAGTACACCGCGATCTGGTAGATACTCATACTCGATATTCTCGGTCCAAGTCAGGTTACCCTGACCGATCCCGATCTCTACCGTGTTGGGAGTACTGCTTCCGTCCTGCAACTTGATGGTTGTATTTCGGAGATCAATTCTTGCCATCTCTTATAACTCCATCATTAATTCGGCTTGAATGCTTCTCTGATGCATTGCAGTCTGAGTGTCATTCACGCCCTGATCACGTCCAGACCAATCCCGAGTGGTCTGTGCATCTGAGACGAGGCACCCAATCATTGCATTATCATCACCTTTGCGGTATACTGGGATACTACGAAGCAAACCTATAGAGATCCCTATTATGTCCGCGGACTCGTAGATATCATTGGTAACTTGATATTCTACGAGTATGGTTATATTGAGAGAAATGCTGTAGTCGCCTTTAGCTACTTCTTCAACATGTGGCCCGTCGAGAATAATCTCGACATACTTATCATTGTCGCCCATATGTAGCGGTAGACCCGCGAATTTGGACGTAATACCATCAGATTGGAATCCAGCACTGAGGTATGAGACTACGCTAGCTTCAACCCAGCGTACCCATTGATTGTTATAGGTACTCATGCTTTCCTCCTAAAGACCAAGAGGTAGCCCTGCCCACTTAGTATATCCATGGGCAGAGACGACACCTCCATAGTGATACCTTCAATCTCAGCTAGCATTCCTATTTCAACTGTCTCGCCTCTAAGCTGACAGCCATCGATGATAACTAGTCTGGTGCCTGCGTCTATTTTGCCCTTATTGGCTTGTAGTACAGACCCAATGAGATTGATAATATATGAGTCGAGAACCTCTGGCAATACAATAGCCTGCCGGATCACCTTGACAACCGCATCTTCGGTTGCTCGTAATCCAGTGTCAAGATTGACTGTAACAGTCTGAGTCTTCAGAGTGATCTTTTGACCCCACTGAGTTCTTAGTCCGTATAGTACGCTTCTGACTTGGCTATTTTTTATTTTCATGGTTCTCCAGCATACATGGCCGACCGGATAGTGCCGCGGTCAACTGCTGATTGGTTTGAATTGAATCCTTGACTAATCCTTCAAGGATATTTTTATAACGGTCGTCTAGTTTTATTATACGTTGTGACATCTCACGACGAGCTTTAAGCATATCATAGAGTAGCACAACTGCAACTAAGACGGAGAAACTTTGCTTCAATAATTCTGAAGTAGACATACCTTACCTCCGTTAAGTGGCTCCCCCTAAAAGAGGGAGCCACCCGCTACTATGGCGGTAACGTAAGTCTTAGCTTACTACGAGCATACCGAGATCCTCATCGAGAATAGCGATACCACAGAGCAGGTCAACCGTAACAACGGTGCCCTGTTTCTTGTAGTCATATGCCATGGTCACACGAACAACGAGGCCGTTGCCAGTCTCATTGCCCTTTTCGTCGGTCTCGCCAGAGCCATTGGTCGCGATAGCGCCGATAGCACCTGTGCCTGCGGGAGGCGTGGCCATCGGATTACTGACGAATGCAACAGCGTTGCGATGGAACGCGAAGCCGTATTCTCCGGCAGGGCCAGGACAAACGACTGCATTATTGGCCGCAACAGCGTCCAAACCACGGGAGAGCTTCATGCCCGTAGTGGTCGGGGTACCGACTGCGCCATAGGGATAGCCAGTTGCGCCAACGGACACAAGTCCACCGCGCTTCTGTGCTACACTATAACCATCAACCGTGATGTCCTTCGTCCAATCAGCAGCGTAGCCGCCAGTCAGATTGACTGCACCGGGCGTGTAGACCGTGACGACAGCGTTGTCGACTACTGCTGATGTGATGGCAACTTCAAGCACGAGCTGAGTCGGCGTCGACCCACCAACAGTGGAAGCGATACGACGCGGGCGGTTATCGCCAGCGATCGTGCACCACGAACCAGCGGTAATGGCAGCACTGAAGCCATCAACCACGAGAGTCGAGGTACCAGAAGCGTAGCCACCAGAGAGGTTGACTGCACCAGTAACGACCGTGTTGCCCGTGGCAACCGAGCGCATATTCTGGGACATAACATTCCAGATGCCATACTTCTGACCAATCGAACCATACCGCAGAGCGGTACCGTCATCCCCGACGCGGTCAGCGTCAGTGAACTGGGTCTCGTCCTGCAAGTTGGCCTGCTGCGCGGGCGTCATTGCGAAATAACGCTCGGCATCCAATGGTGCCAGGTTTTCGTTGAAAACCTGACCCATCTGGACCAAGCTCGTCTTGGTAAGATCGGTGCCGATCTTACCAACCATGTTCTTATAGAAGTAATACTTCGCACAAGCGATGATCTCATCAATCTCGTTGGCGACCTTCTGTACGGTCGGAGCGAGATACTTATCCCGCAGATTCCAGAACGACTTCTGCTGCTCGCTATCACGGATGATGAACGAGTTGTAGACATGGAAGTTCAGCTTGACTGGAACCTTCTCAACGGAGACTGGGTCGACGATGATTTCATCGTTCACGTCTTTACGACGCGGCTCGTTAGCTACAGGGCGGAAGGCATTGACCTGGTCACCTTCCTCCTTCAGCTCGGTGGAATACTGCTGGTTGATCAGCGGGAGCATGACGGTATTCTCTTCGAGAACAACCATCGCTTCCTGTGCCCATACTTCCGGGTTAAGGACATCGAGGTCCTGGTCGAAAGTATTATAGAAGGCAAACAATTGGATAGTCTTCACTTAACTTTTCCTCGTTTTTCTCGGCTATAGGTCCGCCATTTCTTCGGATCCTTAGCGATTTCAGATTCGGAGGATTGTCCTCCTCCGCTACCATCACTACCACCTTGATTAAAGCCGGATTTAATACCAGCCTTAAATAGGTTGTAGTACCGTTTTTGCTGAGACATATGCTCAATTGCTTTTGATACTTCGAGCTCTAAGGTGATCGTCTTACCGTCTTCACCCTTATCGAGGATAGAGGTCATGACATCATAGACTTTCTTACCATCGCCTGTATCGCGCTCGACCAATTTAGTCGAGCTGGACAACATTGAAACCATCTGCTCGGGACTGACAGCTTCATGAGTCGCGGCGGCATCCGAAATACCGCGGATGATGCGCTCTTGGCGATACAGACTGGTCCAGTAATCTCGTTCCTCTGCGAGCTCAGTCGTTTCCTTTTTGCGAGCATTAGCGATCTTCTGCTGCTCGCGCTTTGCAAGCTCCTCAGTTGTGAGAAGCTTATTCTCAAGTTCCTTAACTCGTGCCTCATGAGCTGTACGCTCTTCAGCATTCATCGTTGAACGCGTCTTCAGGAGTTCCATCTCCTGCATAAGATTCGTGTGGGTCTCTTCTAACTCACCTGACCGGGCCGATACGGCCGCACTGATCTTGGACTGTAATTCTTCCCGAGTCAGAGTCAACACCTTTGGGCTACCGCCAGAAGCCGGAGTCGTGGATGCAGGTGGAGCCGCGGGCGGGTCTGCCATAGGCTCATCGTCAAATGTGTTGTAGAACCGGAATACCGATTCGAATGGGTGTTTCATACTATACCTTCGAGATTTGGATTACGTCGCTGAAAGCAACATACTGGACTATATATTTCCAAGCTATCGCACTTGGAATACCGTAAGCGCGCCACAAACCGTGGACGCCATAGGTAGTTTTAATACTGGTGAAAGTCGCAGACTGGACCTCGTTCTGTCTGGCTTCAGACTCCGGGTCAATGCCATCCAGCAGAGCATAAGCCATCTCGGCTTCAGCCGCCAAAATATCAGTAGGTACAGTGGTCTCGCCATTGCGAGGGAACTGAGCAGCTTGGCCCGACGAGGTTCTGTAGCCATTCAAAGGTAGCTTCTCAATAATGTTATAGGCCATATTGAGAGCTTTAACCTGATCAGCTGCTTCCGCGTCATCCCATGCATCCGCGTAGAGTTTGTAAGCATCGAAATAAGTTTGGGCTGTAACTAACGTATTGTAGCTCATGCGTTACCTCTCACTTTCTTATCTCCATTTGTAGAAACAGAGGCGGATTGGCTGGTGCGCTTCTCAATTACGCCACTATCCTCACCGGGATTAGTGGGGATCTCTAGGTCCTTCACACCTCGGGCTGCACCTTGGGGATCAGACTCATCCGAGGCGATACGTTTCTGCGCCAGAAGTGTAGCCGCCGCACGTTCGACCCTCTGAGCTTGAGCTTTAGCGGCTTCGCCAGAATCATATCCGCGGATGATAGACGCTGTTCCAGTCGTGACAAGTGCAGCCTCCACGTCTTTAATCAATGACTCGGGATCAACGAAGAGAATATCCGAGTTGTCTATTTCCATTAGCATCTTTTCCACTTTGGAATGCTGGATGCCACTGACGAACAGTAGAGCTACAATCTTCTTCTGCATCTCACGCTGGAAAGTCTTGGAAGGTGAAGCCTTCAGGATGTCAAGCAGTTGCCTGGCTTCAGCGAGTCTTTCCTCTGCTGTCTTTAGTGTGTAATCTTCCGGATAATAGACGGTTCCAGTGGTTGTGCCCATGTACATCGACCAGATGCGCATGATGAACCGTTCGAGTTTTTCCAGCTCGTCACCGATAGACTTGAGACCATAATTTAATCCGCGATCGTCAGATGTGGAGTGAGCGTTTGTTATTCCGGACAGAGACAAATGTAGCAATGTACGTATTTCCGAGCGGATTGCATCTTGTTTGGCCATTGATGCATTGAGAGGCTCACTTGACGGATTGATGAAAGCCGGACGATCCATTCCCTTAGGATACGTGCGCCCCTTGGTCGGACCCAAATCTACATGCTGATCCGAACCTGTGCCCGTCTCTTCATTAACCCTACGTGCGTCTTCTGCCACGGTATCAGTTGGTAGATTCTTATATGCATCAGCGGCCGCGTCAGTTTGCTCTGTGTAGAATGGGAAGTTACTCTCCATACAGTAATGCACGTCAGAGGATGCAAGGTTCAGCAACGTATTCTGCTGAAGAGCAACATCCTTCAGTAGCGACTGACTAAGTTCGGCTATGAAGAACGGTATTTCGGTGAGATCAATCATCTCTGCTGTTAGCTCATGGCCGTTAACGTCATAAATTGTCTGGACCACACCGCCGGGGGTGAGTTCTAGGTGGCGATACTTCTTTGCACGTGTAGCGGTAAGACCGAGTTGCTCCTGGTCCTCTTCAAAATAGAGGAGAAGAGACACTAGGACATTCTGCTTGATAGTCCAAGCCAGAATATCTTCCCGGGTATAGATGTACAGGTACGGGTGTACATCTGCGGGAATATCCGCTTTAGTCGCAGCTTCGGATAGGCTGACCATATCAACGAAGACACCGACCTTACCCATATAGAGCAACTCACTTAGGACCTCATCCCCGATGAACTGATTCATTGAGGAGCCAGTACGGTCAACACCGCCTATATCGCCGTCGATGGCTGAAATATAGGAAATGTCGTTAGTCTCGCGTCTTACGTCCGTGAGTCGATTAGTGATCGAAAGTTGTACTTCGCCAACGTCGGCCTTTGCATAGGAAGGGCTGTAGGCTAAGGATCTACGACGCAAGAAGGAAACCATTCCTTCGCGTGTAGAATACTTATATAGATATTTGTTAATGTACGAGGCATCATTATTCTTGATGGCTCTATACATAGGCACACGCGTATCTGAGTAATCCGGGTGCCGTATGTTGATTATGTTAGTCTGCTTCAATTGACTCACTCCTTCCGAGGCCCATGGATAAGGCGAAAGCTATTTCATTATAGTTCCTACAGTGCGCATAATGGTCGGGATCTTTGTTAAGGTAACGACCAACTAGATTACCCATCTTGTCTTCTCGATACTGACGCATCGGTGCTTGGAGATTCCTGGCGTACTCGTCTGGTACGTCTACTGGCAAAATAATGTCTTGACGCTTGAATCGTCCGAGGCTCAGATCGAGCCAGCTCGTACGGTCCAAAGACACAAAGACATCCCGTTTCAGGATCTCATTACCTGACATGGCGTTAGCATAATTGCAAAGCCATACGCGGCCTGGATACCTATTACGGAACTCTAGAGCCTTACGACGCTCTGGGTCTTTATCAATGACGCACATGTTGACGTGGTACTGATCCATTAGACCATCGAGTTCCTCGAAATCTTTTACCTTAATGGCCTTGACCAATGTAGGTCTTGATGCAAGGTTAACATCATTTACAGTCTTGCCATTAGCAGCTCCGCTGCTAAGTGACCAATCGTCTATTTCGACGTTGATCCATGTGCCAACGTCTACGCCCATCGTTACGTGGCGGCTTGGGCTAATGGAGTTCAGCATGACGAAATCGGCGTACGTCTTACACTTGTTAATCGTGTCCTCGTCGAGCTTCGCGCCTTCAACTAAGACTGGCTCGCCCAGCTGTGAGTTGTAATATTCCTGCTTGTCAGTTGGGGACAAGAGGGACTCTAAGTAGGCAACGGCCATTTCCCACGGTGCCATAGCGTGAGAATAAAACTGTGGGATCGTGTATCCTTCGATCATCCGGTTAGAATAAGTGTCGACCCATTCGCAGTTCTCCTCATTGACGTAGAGTGACTTATGGGGCAGCTTCGCCTTGCACCGTATGCACTGGTAGTAGCTACCCCGTATTTTGGGATCATTCTTATCGTCGGCTGTGATGACTAGGTGATCCTGACACATGAACTCACGTCGTCCACAGGAGGGACACTTAAAGGCATACTGAGCCATTGTCGAGTCTTGATACACTTCGTCAATGCCGCAACCCGGAAGGGTTGGCGTTGAGATCTCAAAAACTGTCTTCTCTTCCTGACCCGTGGTCCTTTGCTTAGCCAGCTTGACCATATCTTTGGATATTTCGTCTTGCTCATCGATGAACACGCGGGCGGTGGGCGCGGACTTCAACTGAGAGCGGGAGCGTCCAGAGCGTATATATAGACACGCTAGTCCGGCGCGCTTGAGTCCTAGATTCTTTGTGCCTGAGAATAAGCTCTCGAGATGTGGGCTCATCTCGAGAGCTGGATCGAACCTCGTCGAGGAGAAATCCACAGCATCTGGCCTAACGGTCGGAAGCACGTACATGACCGACTCTTGCAGAATATCAATGGTGTAAATGGCACGATTGATGGCGCATTCGGTGTAGCCCATTTGCGCGGCCTTACGACCACAGATGTGGTGACATTTTGATTCATGGAGCTTCCTTGACCAAGGATGCTTCTTGAATGACCAATATTGCCTAGCTAGAGTCTGTGGGTGTAGACTCATGACTCTATATTTCTCTGCCCAGTCAGCAGCATTCGCGATGGCTGACCTGGTCAGTCCATCGTATATAGTGGCTTTAAGTGTGTCAAGGAGGCTACTCATTATTTCCGTCGATATCAGCTACTTCTTCTACTGTTGCTACTATTTGGTCAGCGATGAGTCTTTGCGTCGGCGCGTCTGTCACGTGCGCGGAGACAATATTGATCACGGATTGCGCGAATGAGATGAGTTGGCTCTTGCTCAGAAGATGGCCAGTCTTAGCTTCAACCTTTTGGCACGACTCAACAGTTCTTTGGATGGCTGTTACTAGCGTCACTATTCTCTGTTGGTTAATTAGCAAGTCAGTCGCCGTTTGGCACTGGTTAAGGACCTCTTCCAGGGTGATACGAGCGATGCCTATTTCCTCTCGCAGAGACAGAATAGCATCACTATCCATCTTCTGCCCTAAGCGACCCTTGAATACCGTTAGACGGTAATTATAGATCTTCTTCTTTTCGATGTTAGCTGGGGAGCCATGCTTGGGACAGTACTCTGAGCCGTCAACTTTTCGAAGCTGACAGGGGTTATTTTGGCCATCGAAAGCTATACACCTTTCTTCTTCCGTCTTGGCTCTTACGATATCGTGCTGCATAAAATGTTGACTCGCGTTATTCCGCGGAATAGTTGGGTGGGGACCGTTCGAGGCATACAGTCAGAATATTGGCTGTATGCCTCACTCTATACTATACTATACTATGGATTAGGGTAGAAGTCAATGGGTAGCGGTGAGATTCTTTTTGTACAAAAAGGATGCTCCGCATCTATTCTGACGAATAGATGCGGAGCTACCTGAGAATAGTGCAGGCTGCCAAAATATCTAGAATAAATTTTTCCGATTGGTATATACACCGGTTCTATTAGAATAGTGTCTTGGTTCTTACGGTTCTTTGTGTCACGTGTCTTGGTTCTTTGTGTCACGTGTCTTTGTGTCACGTGTCTTTGTTCTTTGTGTCTTGGTTCTTTGTGTCTTGGTTCTTTGTGTCACGTGTCTTTGTGTCACGTGTCTTTGTGTCACGTGTCTTGGTTCTTACG